CATTAAAAACAGCGCTTTTTGCGGTAAAACCATTGTGATAATTCATAACGAATTGTTTATGGATCTTTTCGATCCGGTGAAGAATAAAACTTTTTGTATCGCCCGTATTTAAGCGATTCTTTAAACTGTTCAAATGTAAACCTGGGATTACCGGAAATGCCATAAATTTCCTCATATTTTCGACGAAGGTCGTTTTCTGATGCCTCAATAGCAAGCAGGACAATAGGACGCTGAGCAAGTTGCTCCGCTTCCGTAAATATCTTGTCTCTATAATACCTAGGAAGACCTATGGTGTGACCGCCGGGTTTAGTTAGATACATTCTGCTCAAGTCTGCTTTGTGGTACGCCTTGATTTCCTCGGTGATGTAGGCTTTTCCAAGCCCTTTTGACATAACGCTAAATTCGCGCTCTCTGTCATCTCTGGCATGTTTAGCTTTAGTGGGAGGTTTATTGATATATTTTGCCGTGTAAGCGATTGAATCGCCAGAGACAGCACCCACAAAGACGCTGCCGAGTGGTTTCTCATCAAGGCTCCAAGCTGCTTGGTATGCATCTGGATTAGAGCATCCAAAGACAATTGCATGATAGTGTGGTCGTCCACGAGCGGTTCCGTATTCACCACAAGCGTAATATTTAAGCCTTGTTCCAGCTCTTTTACGTAGTCTTTTCCAAAAATTCCGAAGATGTCCTTTGTCAAGTGTTCGGAAGCCGTTTTGTGTAATTGGTATTGATTCTGTGCCATAGGTCAAAGTAATGAAATGTGAGTGAGAATAATTTTTTTCCTCCTGGAGCAATCGAAAAACCCAACCATTTATGCGCTTGAGCTTACACGGAGGACATTTACCACAAGGAACCGGCACCTTTTCGGTGCCGGCCTTGGGTAAGACATAGAACGGAGTATCACAAGCGGCCATACCATACTAAATAGTAGGAGTGCCAAACTTTGGAAGCTTACGAACAGCACTAATGTTATTGAATATCTGTGCAAAAATATGATCTTCGCTAGGATCAGTAACTGCAAATATCCTGGTACTAGGATCAGCAGAAACAAAGACCTCATTAAGTGCAGGAGCGTCTTCAAAAATCCTACCAAGATGCCAAAAGGCCAAAGTAGTACGCATCTCTCCTGCGACCCGAGAATTCATAAATTTATACTCTGCGTACCTGGGAACATATCCAAAAATTTCATCAGGAGCAGGAGGATTTCCACCTTGTGGGCCTTTAATAACCATAAGCTCCTTATTAAGGACTTCCTGTTCTCCAAGATTGGCAAAAGTAGGAAAGGCATAGTCAAGAGGATCAAACCTAGTAAAGCTCTTATGTAATCCTTGCTGATAAGCAGTGTCTGGCTGAACATTTATAATCCCTATGATATAACCATGTTCGTCACAATTGTAATTGAAGTAATTCCCACCACCAACAGAAATACCATGACCAGCAAGTGAACCAACTGCAACCTGCGCGGTGGAGGCATCATTATTTGACTGTGCGGTAGAAAGAACTTCGCTGATAACCATATTTTGCTTGGAGCCTCCTATGTACTCAGGACGCTGTAAACGAGAATCACGAGCATTAACACCGAAGTGAGACTTAAGAAACTCAGTGAAACGAGTACCACCACGCGCATTGCGCTCTAACCACTCTTGCAAACGGAAAGCACGACGAACAGTATTTATATCCACAGCATCAGACTGTACATTAACAACCAGAGAACCCCGAGGATCATACGAAGCATCATTACCGTCTGAACGCAGAGAAGGAGCAACAAAAGGAGCAACAAGCACAGAAGTAAGGTTACCAGCATCTATATTTCCGCCAGTACTAGGATCAACTATACCACCTGCAACTGAATTAGGAACAAACTCGACTTCTTGGTTTGCAGCAGTGGTAAGAGGAAGTACGGCAGCGTCACCTTTTTGAGCAAAGGGCAAACAGGAGGTGAAATAGTCATGCTCCCAAGCACGCTTAAAAGGCTGACCTTCAATAATTGAATTATAGTCGCCTCCATTATCTCCTGGCACCAAAGGAATAAACACCGGGTCTTGCAAATTCTGATCCCTATAATATTCGTCCCAAATAAGTGCATAAGCAGCGGCCGGCATAGGAGAAGCGGGCACAGGAATAGTGGTAAATTCGCCAGCCGGATAACCTAAGTAATCACCTAAGGAACCTGGTTCGGGATTACAAGAAAGGGCGCTGAGCTGTACAAAAGGCGCCTCAACATCCAACTGTTTTGAAATCCACTGATCGAACTCTTTCCAGAGTAACCTTGTCGGAACAAAATAAAAGTGGGTAGTCACACGAACGGGATGCATTACAGGAGAAATAAGAGGAGCAAACCGAAGTAGATTTTCGACACTTATACGAAACCGATCACCTGGTAACGCTTCAATACAACAGGTAGGAACAAGTTCGCCCATACTGAAAGACAACTTTACCTGATGTCTTAAATCAAAATTAGCAGTCTTGGGCTGCGAAAGCTTTACTGAATTAAAGATATTCATAGAAGGCAGGGTTTAAAGGCGGATACCGCCACGTGAAACATAATAGGAGCGGGAAGACCGGGAACGGCCTCTAGTACCACGCTTCCGTGAACGAGAACGAGAATGAAATTTCATGCGTTAAAAATTTAAAAGTGAATTTATAGGTGGAGCATTTAGTTGAAGCAATGTAATCAGACATAAGGCGAGGATTTTTATGATTAACGATCATTTCCAAAGTACCTACGAATAAGACCATTTATTGAGCCCTGATCAGTACCAAAAGCGGAAGAAAGAGCACGGGCCGCTATGCGCTGCCAGGCAGCGTCAGTAGGGCGCAAACCTTCACGATAAAGTTCAATATCAAGGTCTTTCATAACACCATCCTTTTTCATGTTTTTAACAGCCTCATTAATTTGAGCAATTTCCTCACGGGTTTTAGCTCTTTGGATTTTCATAGTCTTCATGCGCTCAAGAGCTTCCATGAGATTGCTTGAATTCATAGCCGCCTCACGGGCGTTTCTATCGTTTGTAGCATCAATATTTGCACGAAGTTGGCGGACAGACTCCCTACGAGCATCAGATGAGGTAGTTCGATGCTCAGTCTCAAAATCAAGATCAAACAAGCCTCTATCAGCACCAATATTCGTGGCTCGAGTTTGAGCAGCTTTAAGAAGAGCCTCTTCGGTTATGACAGAATTCTGAGCTTTAAGATTATCAAGCTGCGCCAGCTTAATTTGCGTATCAAAAAAAGCATCAATAGTGGGAGTGGTACGAAGGTCTATTTCAGGTGCACGAGCCTGTGCGGACTGAACATCAGGAGAAGCCACAGGAGACGAATTACCTGAATTGCCTTGGCCATAAATCAAATGTGGATTCAAACCGGCCTCTTGAAAGCGCTTCATTTGATTAGCAGGTGAATTATATTCATTCTGCATATTCCAGAAAGCTATATTGTCGCTTTTTGTACGTTCATACATTTCGCGCGAAAACGCGCGGTTTTTACGGTTGGTCAATACTTGACCTAGCGTATTAGCGCCGACATTAGTAAACTGTCCGGCTTGAGCTATTGCGGCGGATGCGACCGCGGGATCAACAGGCATAATGTTTTAGTTTAGTGTGATAAGATCACGGTTAATAACTAAGAGTTAGTTTAGTTTATTGACAGGATGTTCTAGAAACATTTTTTCGCTCTCTAAGTGCTTCGCTACGCTACGCTAGTCGATCGCTTATATTAGTTTTTTTTAACATCCGGTGTCAATTAGCATTAATACATCAAGGAGAATTAATGCATGCTCGCTACGCTGCGCCTAGTTCCGCTTCGCGGATATTTTTAAAAAGGGCTTCTAGGCCCCTCCGCTATCGCTGCGAGGTTTTTTTAAAGGATTGCCTGCGGCAGGCTTTTTTTTTGTCTTGCTTCTGCCTATCGGCGTGACAAAGCTAGGGTAGGGTAGGAGGCTGCGCCTCGGAAGGCTGTTCATTAGGTTCCACCTCTGAAACCTTCCTTCGACGAGATTGATAAGCAATATTTTTCTCAATCTCCCGAGCAAGGTCTAGCTTATCCTGCTCGGTCATACGGGTAAGATCGGGAAGATCAGGGTCAGCGTCATGCGATTGAAAGAAATCTACTTCCTGTCCACGAGTATAACGCTCTACAAGTTCCTGTAAAGATAAAGTCATCCCAGGGACAGTCTTAGAAGGAAGACCATTTACTTCGCCATTAAAAACAGCGCTTTTTGCGGTAAAACCATTGTGATAATTCATAACGAATTGTTTATGGATCTTTTCGATCCGGTGAAGAATAAAACTTTTTGTATCGCCCGTATTTAAGCGATTCTT